TTATCAACTAATAAATGAAAATGCCCTAATATGCGACTTAAGCGTACGATACACGTTAAACGACCACTGAATGCTCGGGTTACAAATGTTCATATGTCTATTAGTTGTTTTCATCTTGGTTATAAATATATCGTTATTTCTAAAAGTTTTAATTCTTGTACAAATTTAGTTGTTTTTTTCTATTTGACAAGTGTTTTTGTCATTTATTTTTAAATATTCTTCTTGTTCTTCCTCCAATCTACGTAAAAACACGTAGTACTCTTCAGAGTTTACAAACTCATTGTGTATTAATTCTAATATTTCTTCCATAGTTTTTAATGTGGTGATCCCGAATGGATTCGAACCATTGACCTACTGCTTAGAAGGCAGTTGCTCTATCCAGCTGAGCTACGGGACCATATTGTTAGATTTTCTTAACCTCGTAAACGTGTCCTGAATCTGAGTTGGTTTGGAAGATTTCTTTCATTTTTTCAGCTTCTTCTTCTGTATCAAATTCCCATACTTCAGTATCAGTATTTAAAAGTATTACAGGTAACCTTTTTGTTGGTAGGTTGTTTTGAGTCTTAACGTGTTTAATTATTACATACATATGACAAATATAAGAAATAAAAACCCCCCAGTCAATAATGAAAGGGGGATTTGATTTATTTAATCATAATATTATTTGTATATTATATTTGAACTTACACATCCATCATCAGTGGTTTCCCAATCTAAGTTAGTTTTTTCAACAATTTTACCCCCCCAAGGATCAAACCAATCTTCAACTCTCATTATTTCTAAATCCTCAGGATCTAAAGGGCAATATGAATCAATATTTGTTTGGTAAATATACTCATTAAATTCTGTCGCGACTTCCTTCCATTTAACTTCAACCTTATTAAGTCTTGGTCTATTTGGTAGTTCCATTATTTCTTCTGATAAGTCTTCGTCTACATCCATAAATAAAGCCATAAGATATGTCATATCTGTTCTTTTTATATTGTCAATTCCAAAATAAGAACACTTATTTTCAATAATAGATGTGTTTTCAAAAAAATCAGTCATACTTAACGGATCAAGTTCTTCATCAATAAAGTCTTGTCTTATTTGATTTAAAAGAAGAAGAAGACTTTTATTATTTAATTTATCGAATACTGACATGTTATTTTTTTTTATCTACCAATAACCAAATCATCAAGATTTATATCGTTAGCACCTCTCATCTTACCCTCAAGTTCATCGTACATATAAGATTTAACTACCGATGTTACTGATTGTTCTGCTTGTGCAATTTTTGTTTCCATCCAATCTTCAAGTTCTTCACCATCTTCCATTAACTCCCACATTTTATAACAAAGAGTTGCCATGGTAAACAATTGTTGTTTTGCCATATAAGAACCGTCTTGGTCATTTTCTTTAAGAATTTTAACCATTCGTTCTAATTGTTTTTCTGTAATTATAACTTTTTTACTCATACCGCCTTTGTTGTACATCCTACTTTAATACACATTTTTATCGCTATCGAGTCACAGTACTTGAAATCTTGTCCAGGACCTGGCATACAATTTACAAATTCAGGACACTTAAATACATCTTTACCTCCAACATTCCAATAACATTGATTAACCTTACCGTCTTTATTTATATAATCGTTATCAATTTTATCGTTACCTTTTTTTGCGTTATTCATAATACACTCCATAAACCCTGGATAATCAGGAACCGGACTATTAAATAAGTATTTTTGCATACAGTATTTTACTTCCTCACAATCAAATTGATTGACGTAATCTTGTTTTGTTTTTTCATCCTCAACGTATCTTTCTTGATTATCATCATAATCATCACAATTACATTGCGGTAAATCGATACAACCTTCTTCTTCTAACGCCTTTAATGTGTTGTAACCAACTTTACCATCAACAGTCAATCCATTGTTTTTTTGGAACTCTTTAACCGCATCTCTTGTATGTTGTCTAAATTTTCCGTCACAACTATTTTTATCTTTTGCACATCCGGTGTTCATTCCTCCACCTTCATACTTCATGTTGTAACCACATTTAGATAATGCGTGTTGTATTTCTTTAACAACGTCACCGTTTGATCCGTACGCAGCCATTTTTCTTTTACAAATAATATCACATAACTCATCACCTTCTTGTATTATACCAAACTCATAACTCTCATTAAGGTGTTGTGTTTTTGTTGCATAAGTATGCATACCAATTATTCGTCTTCTTTCTTGTTCTGTTATATTAAAACTTCTATTCATTACGTATGGTGTTAAGCTGATTTTACAGTTTCCAAGAAACCTTCATTAATTCCTTTTAATTGTGCAATAGCTTGAGAATATGCTTCCATACCTTTTTCTAAATTTTGTAACCTTGCTTGAATGTCCCCTCCAGCTCTAGTTCCACCCAATTTTTCAGCTCTTTTTTCAATTTTTTCTTTATTTGCTTCATCAAATAAAACTGCTAAATCATTTTCCATTTCTGTTAACTCATTTTGCATTGTTGTTGCTCTACTTCTAACTCTAGTATACGCAGCTTCAAGTGCTGGATTTAATTGTACTCCACCAGCAAATGTTGATCCAATGTTTTGTCCGAAAGTTTTAAATCTACTAAAGAAACCTGCGGTATTTGCCTTTAACTTATCCCACCATCCTTCATTAATTAAATCTACTTTTTTTCTACTTTCTTGAATAAATCTTTTTTCTGTGATTTTATTCAATTCTTGCATTTGTCTAATTTTTGTGTAACTTTTCATTTTTTATCTTTTATATTTGTTTATTATTTATTACCATGTTCTACAAGCCCAATATCTTGGTTTCCATCTTGGCCCAGGATTATCACAATTGTGTCTTGCCCTAAATGAACGTCTTCTTTCGGGATTGTTCTTTTTAATAACCATCCTCTTACCCTTTGCCGATTTACCACCAAAACCAAAGTTTACTTTAACTACCTTACCCTTGTCGTTTTTTACATATACTTTGAACTTCTTGATGTCTCCTTGCATTATTTTTCCAAGTTGAACTTTTCTTCCTTGGTACTCTGCCTCATTTAAAAAACTAATGTTCTCAACAGAACCATATATATCTTCATAAATAATTTTAGAGGATTTAAGTTCTTCAGAAATAACCTTTCTTATGATTTCATTAATATTCATATCAATAAATATCATATAAATAAAAAAAGGTGAAGTCTCCTTCACCTTTAATTGGGTCGTCCACGGATTGTGAACCAACTGCCACCACTTTGTTTTAAAGATTAACAAAGAAACTACCCCTCTAATTTTGATTTTGCAACAACAACTTCCGCCATTGAAACTTCTTTTGCCAAACCAATAACCATACATTCCTTTAACATACTTGACGGTATGTGGATTAGAAAATCTTTACCGTTGAACGTTGATAGGTTTTCTCCCATCTCAATAGATAGGTGTACCATCTTCAAAAACAATTTGAATTGTACCTCATCCATGAATGTTTCATTCAATACTTCCCCATATTTAGGGTGAACAATCGTTACGTGTTTTAGTGTTGCCATATCTTTGATTTATGTAAAGGTAATACTTTTTTTTTAATTATCAAATTTCTTTGTACTCAATTTTTGAAATTACTACATTCATTTCATGATTATCAATTCCAAAATATTTTAGTTCTTGCGTTATCGCACTTAAGATACCACTTCTATAATAGTTATTGTATCTTCTTGCATATCTTTGACAATACCCATTACTTCCGTACCATCCTTGTGATTTCATATCAACAATAACATCAATTTCATAAACGTATTGTTCTTGATTGTTGGACCACTGAATACGTCTGTGCTTATACTTTCTAATAGATTTAATTTTAATTACTGAGCTATTTAAATCACTATCTAAATAATAACCATCATTCTGTAATGGTTTAATTTCCATATTTTTAGTTAGTTTTTTAACCAACTTAATTTCTTTATCTAAAATTACCTTTCCTAATTTGTTGTTGTTTTCCATACAACAAAGATATATAAAAAAATTTAAAGCACAAAAAAATGGATACAAATTGTTCTTGCATCCATCAATTTTTTTTCTTATAAGATAAACCTAAAAAGAACGCTGAGATTACACGTTTTATTGAGAACCTTTAGAGTCATTATTTATTCTACTCCTATCCACTTCCTTTTGAGAAGTATTTCTCAGTGACGATTATTTAGGTGAATCACTCCTTGAGGTTTAGATTACTCTCACCTTACTTGACTCTTTCCGAGGATGCCTCCCCAGTTCGTCCTTGCGGGACTAAAGGTTTTTCGGATAATTACACATCGACTTGGGATCTCTGTGTGCAATGAACGGCTCATTACTATGTAGTCACCTTTCATCTAAACCTGACGGACACTTTTCCTTTCTAGTTATAAATGTTACCTTTTTAACATAAAAGTTTTTGTGTCGTGGATTGTCGAAGTAGTGGTCCGCCACCCGAGCCAACCCATCTTTTGAACGAGTCGATACTCAACTACTCCGTGAAATGTCCCCATTTCCATACATCAAGATTACTTCGAGATTAACCCCTTGGTAGAGGTTTATCAAGGTTAATAACGGCACCACCCGTACATTAACATACCTTTCGGTTTTAAGTACCCTATCGTAATGGAACTCGCAATAATAAAATCGGATAATCTTATTTTTTGCATAATCCCTACGGGTTATTCCTATTAGTGTTCCCACCTCAAACTGACAACCCACATTGCCAGTTCGTCTAATCACTTTCCCTACAGCGTTGCCCTCAGTACTAAAGATTAAACGGTATCCCGCTTGTGTACTCGACCTCAGTCTCCTAAGGCGCAAATCAGTTACACTTCTGATTCACTTTATCCCACTTTCGTGGTTTATTTAACGACCATACACGGCCAATAACCTATTCAATTTAACACTTAAAGAAAGGGAGGTGTTAAGTCTCCTTATTTAATTGTTTTAACCTTTCGGTTTATTTCACTTTTCAAAGAACGTTTTCGGACTTTTCCGATTTTGTTTTACAAAGTTAAGTCTTTTTTTTTGATTAGACAAGTCTTTGTGGACTTTTTTTTTAAAATTTTTCTACGTACACTTTTTCGGTTCCGTATTTAAACGCCATTAAATGTGCAAATTCCAAATTTGGGGTTACCACTTTTTGTCCTTTGTCGTTAACATAGACGTAAATTTCATTTTCTTTAATTGTTTCTTCTGACATTTTAAAAAACTTTTTATTATTATTAATGACTTTTGATAATCTTAATGCTATTAATTTGTTTTGTCAAATGTTTAAAGAAAAAAAATGAATTTTTTACGGAAGTATATATAAATATACCATTCAATACCAAAAAACACATTTTTTAAATTTTTTTTGAATATTTATTATTATGAGATTATTAATTAATGATAACCTATTTAGATGTAAGGTTTGTAACACACCTGAATCAATCACAAAGGGTATGATGAAAAAAAAATTCGATGGTTTTGATTGTATGGTTTTTTTAATGCCAGAAAAAAAGAATCAGGAATTTTGGATGTATGATTGTTTAATACCTTTAGATATTGTTATGGTTAATGATAATATTATAGAAACCATTAATTCAAATTGCCCTCCATGTAAAGATTCGTCGTCTTGTGAATATTATAATGGTTTCGGGAATGTTGTTTTAGAATTTGAAGGTGGTACCTGTGATAGTTTAGGTATTAAATCTGGTGACAAGATAAAAATTGGGTTACGTTAACCATTTTTTATTTTACTATTTAATATTTCAACAAACTTTTCTTTTATATCTCTTGTTAGTTCTGTCGTTCCTCTTCCTTGTTTTGGATCCGCAAGTGCTTCGACATCAATACCCTCTCTTCTCATTCCACTAATAGCAGCCATAATTTGTTTTTCTGAAAGTTTTCTAAATCTTAAAAGTTTTTGTTTAATATCCTGTATAAATGAATTCGATCCTTCGTAAAACGCGATGGGAATAGCATCTGCTGGTAAATCTTTTGTATATGGTTTGTCATAACCACTATAAACAAAACCGATCCCTGTTATATTTGTAATACACTTGTGTCCTCCTGAATTTGAAACTAAAAAATCATAAGCACTTATTGTATTTGTTTTTGGATCATATGAAGGCATCTCTCCATATAAAGCATCCATATCTTTTTGTGTAAAACCAACAGAATCTTTTGTTGCCTTTTTTTCTGCAACTCTTTTAATTATTTTAAATGGAAGTATCACTTGTTCAAGTTCAGGTTTAAAACTTAGAAGAACTTGATCTTTAATTTTTCCTAAATCAACCCCTTTAAGTGCCCTATCTTCTTTGTATGGGTTACAAGAAGCCTGAACTAATCCCACAGGAGCCCCAATTCCTGTCACTAAAAAGTCGGCATCAGGATTTAACTCAAATGGTGTATATCTATCATATGAACCTTTTTTCATACTACCAAGTCCAAACTGATGAAGTACACCCCCTTCTTTTTGGATTACCCCTTCTTGGGATCTATCTTCAAGATATTTTTCTTGGTTTTTTTGCATCGTTTCTACTGACGCATATCCTTGGTCTTTTGCTATTTTTGTTATTGTATTATATAAATTTTCTAATGATGGTTCACATTTCATTACAAGGTATTCAAGTAAATCTCTACCATCAACCTTATTATTTTTATATGCTAAAAGAAGTTTATTAACAACAAGTCCCATCATCATTTTATTTCTTCTAACACTTTTATCTTTGTCATACTTGAAAACAAAATTCATTACCATTTTTGGTGTAATTTCATTTGCGGTAAAGTTTGCAGAATCAACTGTTGATACAACATATAAATCTTCGTCTTTAAATAAATCTTTTGGTGAAATTGTTTGAGAAATTGTTTCAACATTAGATCTTGAATGTTTGAAGTTGGTTTTTGTGTCTTTTTCAACCCCAACTTGTGAATCGTGGTGATCAGTATGAATTTCAAACATTGGTTTTCCATGTGCAAAATCAACAAGAACCGGCATAATTTCTCCACTTCCATCCGGTTTTTTAACTGCCCATTCTTTTTCACCATATTGAATTATTTCACAGTCAACAACTTTAAACCCTTGGTTTTCAAGGTACTTTTTCATTGCGATTGCCGTTGTAACTCCATCCAAATCTTGGTGGAAGTATATTTTTGCTTTCTTGTACCTTTTAAGTAGTTCATTTATATCCCTAATACCTGACTCTTTAATAAGTTGTTTTAATTGATTTTCTGTAATGATAATTTTCATAATATATAAATACCTTTTAAAATAAAAAATCCAAGATTAATCTTGGATTTTTTATTTTAAAAGGTATTTATATATTATGAAAATTATCATTACAGAAAATCAATTAAAACAACTTATTAAAGAGTCAGGTATTAGGGATATAAATGAACTACTTAAAAGGTACAAGAAAGCAAAAATATACTTCCACCAAGATTTGGATGGAGTTACAACGGCAATCGCAATGAAAAAGTACCTTGAAAACCAAGGGTTTAAAGTTGTTGACTGTGAAATAATTCAATATGGTGAAAAAGAATGGGCAGTTAAAAAACCGGATGGAAGTGGAGAAATTATGCCGGTTCTTGTTGATTTTGCACATGGAAAACCAATGTTTGAAATTCATACTGATCACCACGATTCACAAGTTGGGGTTGAAAAAGACACAAAAACCAACTTCAAACATTCAAGATCTAATGTTGAAACAATTTCTCAAACAATTTCACCAAAAGATTTATTTAAAGACGAAGATTTATATGTTGTATCAACAGTTGATTCTGCAAACTTTACCGCAAATGAAATTACACCAAAAATGGTAATGAATTTTGTTTTCAAGTATGACAAAGATAAAAGTGTTAGAAGAAATAAAATGATGATGGGACTTGTTGTTAATAAACTTCTTTTAGCATATAAAAATAATAAGGTTGATGGTAGAGATTTACTTGAATACCTTGTAATGAAATGTGAACCATCATTAGAAAATTTATATAATACAATAACAAAAATAGCAAAAGACCAAGGATATGCGTCAGTAGAAACGATGCAAAAAAACCAAGAAAAATATCTTGAAGATAGATCCCAAGAAGGGGTAATCCAAAAAGAAGGGGGTGTACTTCATCAGTTTGGACTTGGTAGTATGAAAAAAGGTTCATATGATAGATATACACCATTTGAGTTAAATCCTGATGCCGACTTTTTAGTGACAGGAATTGGGGCTCCTGTGGGATTAGTTCAGGCTTCTTGTAACCCATACAAAGAAGATAGGGCACTTAAAGGGGTTGATTTAGGAAAAATTAAAGATCAAGTTCTTCTAAGTTTTAAACCTGAACTTGAACAAGTGATACTTCCATTTAAAATAATTAAAAGAGTTGCAGAAAAAAAGGCAACAAAAGATTCTGTTGGTTTTACACAAAAAGATATGGATGCTTTATATGGAGAGATGCCTTCATATGATCCAAAAACAAATACAATAAGTGCTTATGATTTTTTAGTTTCAAATTCAGGAGGACACAAGTGTATTACAAATATAACAGGGATCGGTTTTGTTTATAGTGGTTATGACAAACCATATACAAAAGATTTACCAGCAGATGCTATTCCCATCGCGTTTTACGAAGGATCGAATTCATTTATACAGGATATTAAACAAAAACTTTTAAGATTTAGAAAACTTTCAGAAAAACAAATTATGGCTGCTATTAGTGGAATGAGAAGAGAGGGTATTGATGTCGAAGCACTTGCGGATCCAAAACAAGGAAGAGGAACGACAGAACTAACAAGAGATATAAAAGAAAAGTTTGTTGAAATATTAAATAGTAAAATAAAAAATGGTTAACGTAACCCAATTTTTATCTTGTCACCAGATTTAATACCTAAACTATCACAGGTACCACCTTCAAATTCTAAAACAACATTCCCGAAACCATTATAATATTCACAAGACGACGAATCTTTACATGGAGGGCAATTTGAATTAATGGTTTCTATAATATTATCATTAACCATAACAATATCTAAAGGTATTAAACAATCATACATCCAAAATTCCTGATTCTTTTTTTCTGGCATTAAAAAAACCATACAATCAAAACCATCGAATTTTTTTTTCATCATACCCTTTGTGATTGATTCAGGTGTGTTACAAACCTTACATCTAAATAGGTTATCATTAATTAATAATCTCATAATAATAAATATTCAAAAAAAATTTAAAAAATGTGTTTTTTGGTATTGAATGGTATATTTATATATACTTCCGTAAAAAATTCATTTTTTTTCTTTAAACATTTGACAAAACAAATTAATAGCATTAAGATTATCAAAAGTCATTAATAATAATAAAAAGTTTTTTAAAATGTCAGAAGAAACAATTAAAGAAAATGAAATTTACGTCTATGTTAACGACAAAGGACAAAAAGTGGTAACCCCAAATTTGGAATTTGCACATTTAATGGCGTTTAAATACGGAACCGAAAAAGTGTACGTAGAAAAATTTTAAAAAAAAAGTCCACAAAGACTTGTCTAATCAAAAAAAAAGACTTAACTTTGTAAAACAAAATCGGAAAAGTCCGAAAACGTTCTTTGAAAAGTGAAATAAACCGAAAGGTTAAAACAATTAAATAAGGAGACTTAACACCTCCCTTTCTTTAAGTGTTAAATTGAATAGGTTATTGGCCGTGTATGGTCGTTAAATAAACCACGAAAGTGGGATAAAGTGAATCAGAAGTGTAACTGATTTGCGCCTTAGGAGACTGAGGTCGAGTACACAAGCGGGATACCGTTTAATCTTTAGTACTGAGGGCAACGCTGTAGGGAAAGTGATTAGACGAACTGGCAATGTGGGTTGTCAGTTTGAGGTGGGAACACTAATAGGAATAACCCGTAGGGATTATGCAAAAAATAAGATTATCCGATTTTATTATTGCGAGTTCCATTACGATAGGGTACTTAAAACCGAAAGGTATGTTAATGTACGGGTGGTGCCGTTATTAACCTTGATAAACCTCTACCAAGGGGTTAATCTCGAAGTAATCTTGATGTATGGAAATGGGGACATTTCACGGAGTAGTTGAGTATCGACTCGTTCAAAAGATGGGTTGGCTCGGGTGGCGGACCACTACTTCGACAATCCACGACACAAAAACTTTTATGTTAAAAAGGTAACATTTATAACTAGAAAGGAAAAGTGTCCGTCAGGTTTAGATGAAAGGTGACTACATAGTAATGAGCCGTTCATTGCACACAGAGATCCCAAGTCGATGTGTAATTATCCGAAAAACCTTTAGTCCCGCAAGGACGAACTGGGGAGGCATCCTCGGAAAGAGTCAAGTAAGGTGAGAGTAATCTAAACCTCAAGGAGTGATTCACCTAAATAATCGTCACTGAGAAATACTTCTCAAAAGGAAGTGGATAGGAGTAGAATAAATAATGACTCTAAAGGTTCTCAATAAAACGTGTAATCTCAGCGTTCTTTTTAGGTTTATCTTATAAGAAAAAAAATTGATGGATGCAAGAACAATTTGTATCCATTTTTTTGTGCTTTAAATTTTTTTATATATCTTTGTTGTATGGAAAACAACAACAAATTAGGAAAGGTAATTTTAGATAAAGAAATTAAGTTGGTTAAAAAACTAACTAAAAATATGGAAATTAAACCATTACAGAATGATGGTTATTATTTAGATAGTGATTTAAATAGCTCAGTAATTAAAATTAAATCTATTAGAAAGTATAAGCACAGACGTATTCAGTGGTCCAACAATCAAGAACAATACGTTTATGAAATTGATGTTATTGTTGATATGAAATCACAAGGATGGTACGGAAGTAATGGGTATTGTCAAAGATATGCAAGAAGATACAATAACTATTATAGAAGTGGTATCTTAAGTGCGATAACGCAAGAACTAAAATATTTTGGAATTGATAATCATGAAATGAATGTAGTAATTTCAAAAATTGAGTACAAAGAAATTTGATAATTAAAAAAAAAGTATTACCTTTACATAAATCAAAGATATGGCAACACTAAAACACGTAACGATTGTTCACCCTAAATATGGGGAAGTATTGAATGAAACATTCATGGATGAGGTACAATTCAAATTGTTTTTGAAGATGGTACACCTATCTATTGAGATGGGAGAAAACCTATCAACGTTCAACGGTAAAGATTTTCTAATCCACATACCGTCAAGTATGTTAAAGGAATGTATGGTTATTGGTTTGGCAAAAGAAGTTTCAATGGCGGAAGTTGTTGTTGCAAAATCAAAATTAGAGGGGTAGTTTCTTTGTTAATCTTTAAAACAAAGTGGTGGCAGTTGGTTCACAATCCGTGGACGACCCAATTAAAGGTGAAGGAGACTTCACCTTTTTTTATTTATATGATATTTATTGATATGAATATTAATGAAATCATAAGAAAGGTTATTTCTGAAGAACTTAAATCCTCTAAAATTATTTATGAAGATATATATGGTTCTGTTGAGAACATTAGTTTTTTAAATGAGGCAGAGTACCAAGGAAGAAAAGTTCAACTTGGAAAAATAATGCAAGGAGACATCAAGAAGTTCAAAGTATATGTAAAAAACGACAAGGGTAAGGTAGTTAAAGTAAACTTTGGTTTTGGTGGTAAATCGGCAAAGGGTAAGAGGATGGTTATTAAAAAGAACAATCCCGAAAGAAGACGTTCATTTAGGGCAAGACACAATTGTGATAATCCTGGGCCAAGATGGAAACCAAGATATTGGGCTTGTAGAACATGGTAATAAATAATAAACAAATATAAAAGATAAAAAATGAAAAGTTACACAAAAATTAGACAAATGCAAGAATTGAATAAAATCACAGAAAAAAGATTTATTCAAGAAAGTAGAAAAAAAGTAGATTTAATTAATGAAGGATGGTGGGATAAGTTAAAGGCAAATACCGCAGGTTTCTTTAGTAGATTTAAAACTTTCGGACAAAACATTGGATCAACATTTGCTGGTGGAGTACAATTAAATCCAGCACTTGAAGCTGCGTATACTAGAGTTAGAAGTAGAGCAACAACAATGCAAAATGAGTTAACAGAAATGGAAAATGATTTAGCAGTTTTATTTGATGAAGCAAATAAAGAAAAAATTGAAAAAAGAGCTGAAAAATTGGGTGGAACTAGAGCTGGAGGGGACATTCAAGCAAGGTTACAAAATTTAGAAAAAGGTATGGAAGCATATTCTCAAGCTATTGCACAATTAAAAGGAATTAATGAAGGTTTCTTGGAAACTGTAAAATCAGCTTAACACCATACGTAATGAATAGAAGTTTTAATATAACAGAACAAGAAAGAAGACGAATAATTGGTATGCATACTTATGCAACAAAAACACAACACCTTAATGAGAGTTATGAGTTTGGTATAATACAAGAAGGTGATGAGTTATGTGATATTATTTGTAAAAGAAAAATGGCTGCGTACGGATCAAACGGTGACGTTGTTAAAGAAATACAACACGCATTATCTAAATGTGGTTACAACATGAAGTATGAAGGTGGAGGAATGAACACCGGATGTGCAAAAGATAAAAATAGTTGTGACGGAAAATTTAGACAACATACAAGAGATGCGGTTAAAGAGTTCCAAAAAAACAATGGATTGACTGTTGATGGTAAAGTTGGTTACAACACATTAAAGGCGTTAGAAGAAGAAGGTTGTATCGATTTACCGCAATGTAATTGTGATGATTATGATGATAATCAAGAAAGATACGTTGAGGATGAAAAAACAAAACAAGATTACGTCAATCAATTTGATTGTGAGGAAGTAAAATACTGTATGCAAAAATACTTATTTAATAGTCCGGTTCCTGATTATCCAGGGTTTATGGAGTGTATTATGAATAACGCAAAAAAAGGTAACGATAAAATTGATAACGATTATATAAATAAAGACGGTAAGGTTAATCAATGTTATTGGAATGTTGGAGGTAAAGATGTATTTAAGTGTCCTGAATTTGTAAATTGTATGCCAGGTCCTGGACAAGATTTCAAGTACTGTGACTCGATAGCGATAAAAATGTGTATTAAAGTAGGATGTACAACAAAGGCGGTATGAGTAAAAAAGTTATAATTACAGAAAAACAATTAGAACGAATGGTTAAAATTCTTAAAGAAAATGACCAAGACGGTTCTTATATGGCAAAACAACAATTGTTTACCATGGCAACTCTTTGTTATAAAATGTGGGAGTTAATGGAAGATGGTGAAGAACTTGAAGATTGGATGGAAACAAAAATTGCACAAGCAGAACAATCAGTAACATCGGTAGTTAAATCTTATATGTACGATGAACTTGAGGGTAAGATGAGAGGTGCTAACGATATAAATCTTGATGATTTGGTTATTGGTAGATAAAAAAAAATAACATGTCAGTATTCGATAAATTAAATAATAAAAGTCTTCTTCTTCTTTTAAATCAAATAAGACAAGACTTTATTGATGAAGAACTTGATCCGTTAAGTATGACTGATTTTTTTGAAAACACATCTATTATTGAAAATAAGTGTTCTTATTTTGGAATTGACAATATAAAAAGAACAGATATGACATATCTTATGGCTTTATTTATGGATGTAGACGAAGACTTATCAGAAGAAATAATGGAACTACCAAATAGACCAAGACTTAATAAGGTTGAAGTTAAATGGAAGGAAGTCGCGACAGAATTTAATGAGTATATTTACCAAACAAATATTGATTCATATTGCCCTTTAGATCCTGAGGATTTAGAAATAATGAGAGTTGAAGATTGGTTTGATCCTTGGGGGGGTAAAATTGTTGAAAAAACTAACTTAGATTGGGAAACCACTGATGATGGATGTGTAAGTTCAAATATAATATACAAATAATATTATGATTAAATAAATCAAATCCCCCTTTCATTATTGACTGGGGGGTTTTTATTTCTTATATTTGTCATATGTATGTAATAATTAAACACGTTAAGACTCAAAACAACCTACCAACAAAAAGGTTACCTGTAATACTTTTAAATACTGATACTGAAGTATGGGAATTTGATACAGAAGAAGAAGCTGAAAAAATGAAAGAAATCTTCCAAACCAACTCAGATTCAGGACACGTTTACGAGGTTAAGAAAATCTAACAATATGGTCCCGTAGCTCAGCTGGATAGAGCAACTGCCTTCTAAGCAGTAGGTCAATGGTTCGAATCCATTCGGGATCACCACATTAAAAACTATGGAAGAAATATTAGAATTAATACACAATGAGTTTGTAAACTCTGAAGAGTACTACGTGTTTTTACGTAGATTGGAGGAAGAACAAGAAGAATATTTAAAAATAAATGACAAAAACACTTGTCAAATAGAAAAAAACAACTAAATTTGTACAAGAATTAAAACTTTTAGAAATAACGATATATTTATAACCAAGATGAAAACAACTAATAGACATATGAACATTTGTAACCCGAGCATTCAGTGGTCGTTTAACGTGTATCGTACGCTTAAGTCGCATATTAGGGCATTTTCATTTATTAGTTGATAA